ATGGACCGTCGCCTTGAACAGACGAACCAGAAGCATCCACGTTTACCGTCACATTAGCGCTGCCCATTGCATGGTTCGGAATAATCGTTCCAGCGGTCCGTGGCACAAATAGCTCAGGTCCACGCTCACCAACAATTGAAGGACGACCTACAGGTGGGTTACCTCCATTGGCAAAAAAGTTGATTCCGGCAGTTTTAGGTGTTTGTACGTTGAATATGTTGCCGACATCGGGGCTACCAAGAGAGAAGCCGCTTGTTACCGCACTAGCGCCAGGTATCGGAAGCAGCGCACTTATCAAACTGCCGAAGATGCCGCCGCCTGTGCGCTGACCCTGAGCGTTGCGAAGTGTTCCCTGCGCGTTTCCGTAGAACGCCATGTTTGCGGCGAGCTGCAGGAATTGATCTGACAGACGCCGCAGCATGCTGGCCAGTGCATCCCCAAGCGTGCGGGTGTCGTCAATAGCAGCTTTGATGCTGTCCACAAGGCCGTCTTTGACGGTGTCACCCAGCTGTTTGTACAGCTCTTCTTGCTTCTTGATCGCCTCTAACTGCTCGTCGCGAATGACTTTGGCGATGCGGCGTTGCGTAGCTTCCTGATTAGCTAGCTGCTCAGCACGGATGGTGTCCGAAATAGCAAGCTCTTCTGCAAGCCGTTGCTGCTCGTCGAGGTCTTTTGGAATACGAGACAACAGACGGGCTTTCTTGCGGATAATCTCTGCAGCTTTTTCTTCTCCCCGAAGACGCTCCACCAGCTGCTTATCGCCTGCTTCTTCAGCAGCTGCGATGCGACCACGAATAAGTGATATTTCTTTTGTTTTTTCTGCTTCTGCTTGCAGATTTTTAATACGCTGCTCACTAGCAGCGATCATATTTTCGCGTTTTATGCGAGCACTGCGGTCTTTTGGTAGTTCAACTCGACCGGCCTCAAACTCAATTCTATCTAGAACAGGCATTTCAAAGCCTGGAGCGGCTTTAGTTGCTCGTTCAGTTGCAAATTTACGCAGATCTACGTCTTCAGGTAACCCCAATTCTTTGGCGCGGTTACGCAGCTGCTCAAAAGGAGTTGTACCAAAAAGCTGAATCGGTTTATCGCGATCAAAAAGTTTAAACGGGCTCTTGCCCTTAGTACCTAGTTGTGGATCTAAAATATCAAACGCAAGTTTGTCTAGACCTGTAAGAGTAGACGGGTCTTGCGCTTGAAATCTTCTTACAGCGGCTGTTTTTCCTAAACGTTCTGAAAGCGATTGAAGAAGGGGCTGAACTGCTTTGGCGATGTTTGCCAACACAGTAGTAAAAATAACGCTCAAGTTATTGCCAAGAACAACTGCTTGTTTTCCAAAAGCCTCTAAAGCTTTAACGCCGTCATCACCAATACGAGCGCGTAAAAGCTCTGTAGCAAGTTCAGCGGCTTTAGCTTTGTCCCCATATCGTTCTATCTTTTGAAGAAGATTTTGCGTTTCTGTACCAGCAAAACCCGCAGCTTCAGTTACTCGTTCTAAGTTAAAAGCAGCAGGGTTTAGCGCTTGTCCAAGCTCTATAGCTTTACCAATCAGTTGATCGATCTGTTGTCCCGCAGCACTTAATCCAATCTGAGCTGCAAGACCGCCGCCAGCTGCGCCACCTAAAGCACCGCCAAGAACAGCCCCTGGCCCGCCACCGAACAACAAGGGGAAACCGGCACCAAGAGCAACGTCTCCAATTCTCCGGCGTCTAGCGGCTATAGCTGCTGGAGAACCCGGCATTGCCTCTGTTCCTCCAATAGGCGAGGTTGGTCCTCCTTGACGAGCCAAACGCTCCAGCTCTTTTCTTTGATGTTCGTAATACGCTGGTGAACCAACTAAATTCTTGCTACCGCGTATCGGGCTTGCAGCACCACCCTTACGCGCAAGTTTAGAAATTTCACGGTCTAAGTGCTCAAAGTATGCAGGAGACCCTGCAAGATCTTTGCTGCCTCTTAAGGGACTTCTAGCGCCGCCTTGCTTAGCTGCCCTGTCAATAACTCTTTGCTGCTCTTCAAAATATGCAGGAGATCCAACAAGATCTTTATTGCCTCTTACAGGACTTGCAGCACCTCCTTGACGTGCCAGGCGTTCAGTTGCTTTTCTTTGCGCGTCAAAATAAGCAGGGGATCCGATTAAATTTGGATGACCTTTTATGGGGTCTGCGGGTCCACCTTGACGTGCAAGCTTGGCTATTGCTCTTGCTTGGGCTTCGTAGTATGCGGGGGAACCAACTAAGTTTGCACTACCTCTAATTGGACTAGCGGCTCCGCCAGCTCGTGCAGATGCAGCTATCTGAGCAGGAGAACCCGGTATTCCAACTGAACCACCGATTGGACTAAATGGTCCACCAGCTCGTGCAGATGCAGCTATTTGCGCTGGTGATCCTGGGATAAACCTTGCGCCGCCTACGGGACTGCGAGGCCCTCCAAGACGAGCAGATTTAGCTAGCTGTTTGTCTAGTTCCGCTGTTTGCTCTTTTTGTGTACGAAGTTTGGATTCTTCCAGGGTTATTTGCCTGGATAGTGTTCTCGTTATTTGTTTGAACGTGCCGAAATTACGGTCACTCATTTCATTCGTAAGACGCCCCATCTGTCTACGGAGCTTGGCTGTCTTCCCTCCTTTTTCTTCTAAACGGTCGATGCGCTGCATCAAACGAAAACGTTTATCCTGAGCATTAGCTAAAGCATCAATGCTTTCAGCTGCCATTCGTTGGTTTTTTGTTCCTGCTCTTAATCCTCTGTTTTGCTCTCTTACAAAATCACCTACGAGTTTATTTCTAGCTCTAGCTGTTTCAATTTCTTTTTTATCTAAATTAGTTGTTGCTTCCTTTATCTGCTTTCGCATTTTGGCAACATCTACGCCTTTTTGCTCTAAAGCATTTAGTTGCGTTCCAAGGCGAAAAGATATAACGCGACTTGCTTTTATTCGATCCTCTAGGTTTGCTTGACGTTGTAGAGCACTAAGAGGCCCGTTAATGCTGCGACGCATCTTATTGATGCGTGTTTCTAGCCCTTTGAGTTGCCCTTCAATAGTTTTAGTGTTTAGGGATATATTTACTTCGTACTCAGCTCCGGCCACGACCATACCTAGAACATTGTTCCCACGTTAGCGCACGCGGCGATACTGGGCCGCTTCACGTGCGCGGTCCATCTCCTTTTGCTCTAGTTCTGACTTAAGGCTGCAATACGCGCTCCAGCCATACAACTCCTCCGTGCTCATGCGGCTGCGAAGCTCGGTAAGCGTCATACCGAGTTTTTCAGCGATGAAGAACTGGAGAAAAAGGTAGTTGTTGTCAGAGAGCGTCGCTTTTGATCTCGTCGGGGTTCGCCTCCTCCGGCAGTTCCTGCATCTTGGCCATGATGTCCAGCACGATGTTCATCGGAAGCTGGTTACGGATGGCGGCGCGGTCACCGGACTGGAACAGCTTCTTGCCGTCCTCGTCCTCTGCTTTTTCGATCACCATCTGGATCGCAAAGTCCAAGCTGTTGTCTGTTTCCTGGAGCTTCAATGCTCCAATAATGTTGTTAATCCGGTCGCGATCAGCGATTGTTAGTGGAGTCCAGTAAAGCTTGAGGATCAGCTCGTCTCCGCTCTTGATTGCGTAGCTGCTGCGGGCATCGACCCTAAACGCCTTGCGGAGTTTGTCGATAGCGCGTTCCACTGCCATAAAATTAGGTCAACTAATACAATATAACCTACTTGGCTCCGGTGGCACGGAAAGCTTTGGTTAGGTCATCAAACAAACCACCAGAGGCTGTATAAACCTTGTACCAGTCAGGGTTTTTAGAGGGCGGTGTAATCCTCGCTCTCATTGCGTGGTTTTCGTACGTTGTTTTTGTGCCGTCCGGTCGTGTGACTGTGGCGTTGGGGTTGTTGACAGCAAAACCTGCGTAGGAAACTGAGTTACCGATATACAACGTCTGAGCGATAGATAGGCGAAGTTCAGGTACAGGGCGGTAAAAACGGTTTGTTTGGTCTCCGGGCCAGCCTCGATTTAGACCGTCCTTGTAATCGGTAGGCATGACGGGGGCATTGCGAAGTTTCCAGCGTCTTCCAAAGTTGCCTGTCCACCAAGGGCCTTCAATCTGCAGGCTGCGAACGACAATCGGACCGGCTGCTGCTCGGCCGTCTTCGACAAACTTGCGAAGATCTTTGGTCAGAGCACTAAGCGGTTTTTTGGCCATCAAACTGCCGTGAAGTTACAGCGGATAACGCTGACAAAATGGCTTTGGTCTTCGGTAGAAACAGCTGTTGGGCCGGTGATCGTGCCAACGCGGGGGACTGACGAGTAAGTGTCGGTGTAGCCGGAAGCGTTGACTGAGGTCAGACCGTCGATCACTGATTCAGCGATGGCAGCAGCGACGGCAGTGCCCTTATTTTTGGGGGTAAAGATGCCGCACTGGACCGTACCAGCGTATTGATCGACGGCTGCGCCGTGCGCTTGGATCGTGGCTTGGTCAAAGTTGATCGTGACCAACACGTACTTTTTGGTTTTGCCGGGTGTTGTGAACGGCATGTTGTCGAAGACAACCGACACCGTGTTGTCTGCTGCGACGACAGCAGTGTTGATGGCACTTTCCAGGGCAGCTCTAGCGTTTACGAGCGTCATCAGAACACCACCCGAAGGATGTACATGTACTCTTGACCGCCTTTATAGGTTTGGATGTCTTGGATCTTGGCGGTACGGCTCGATCCTGCGTAGGTCAGGCTGATTTCGTCTTGAAGTGTGGCTTGGTTGTCGCCGATTTGGTCAGGCGTTATGTAGAGCTTGGCAACGTTTTCTTGGTAGCCAGCTTCTTCGTCGGAGTTCACAAACTCCATGGGAGCTTTGAACGAGTAGCTGGTGTCCGTTGAAGTGACCGCACCAGTGCTGATGTTGTAGCTGGGGGATGCCTTACGGGTGTACGTGATCGTGTGATCAAGTGACTTGCCTAGATCGGCAACAACCGACTTAGCAACGCTTTTGAACAGACTGTCGAGTTGACCAGCCATCTCAACCCCTCACAGTACGGACCTGATAGCTCCCACTGCCGCCAAGGCAATAAGCGCCAAGGTAAGACTGGAGCCAAGGATAAACA